CAACTGAACGGAGTAAGCAGCGCCAGTGAGCGTGCGCGCCGCCTGCCCCGGGATCGCGGTCAGGGTCGCGCAGCCCAGCGCAATCAGCGCGAGCTGGTCGGCCACGGAGCCGTTGGTGATCAGGATGATGCCCTGGGCGTTGGAGATGTAGCTCGCGCCGGAAGGCTGCGGACCATAGCTCGTGTTCGGCGACGGCGACTGCATGATGATCGGATTGAACATGGGAACTCCTCGCGCACGGCGTGCGCGGCAGGTGGGGTTTGGCGATGCGGAAGATTGGGGCAGCCGCGCGGCGGCTAGGTTCCGGTGTAGATGTACCAGTTCATGTTCAGCGCGCCCGCCACCGCCAGGGGGACGGCGTTGGGCACGACGAACTGGGTCGAGGTGTTGTAGGAATATTTGGACACGATCGCGATCGCGGTCCCGTTGGTGCCAAGGTAGATGTTTCCCCCGCTGACCAGGAACTGCGACGTGTTGTTCACCGTCAGGGTCTGGTTATAGACCGAGCGGCCGGCGTTGATCAGCCGCGGCGGCGTGGCGAACCGGTTGCGGGTCGTGGTCCAGGCGGTGAAGGCCGTGCTCGGGTAGAGTAGGTCGGTGCCGTCCCAGGCCGCGAAGTTGGGCATGGAGGTGGTGAAGCCATAGGGCCGCACCTCGGCGAAATTCAGCCCATCGGACGAGGTGTAGGCGCGGCCGGTAGCGGCTAGGGTGATGAAGTCGGAGCCGTCATAGACCGTCGCATATTTGGCGAAGCCGTAGCTGTCGGCGACGGTGGCGGCGGACCAGGACGTGCCATTGGTCGAGGTGTAGATGGTCGTCCCGAGCGCGGCGACGTAGCGGCCACCACCATAGGCCACGCTGACCGGGAGGGTTCCGCTCTGGGCCAGCGCCCAGCCGCTGAGCGCGCCAGACGTCGTGCTGGCGTAGAGACCGGTTCCAGGGATGCCGGCGAAATAGACGCCATTCAGGTACTGGATGAAGGCGGCGTATGTGCCCCCCGGGTATCCCGTAGGCGCCCCTCGGTTGGTCCAAGTTACTCCGGTTGGCGAGGTCCAGAAGTTGCCGGAATTGTCGGTGATCAGGAACTGGGAGCCATCCCAGGCGCCGGTGCTGGCGGTGATGGGCGCCGACTGCTCCAGCGTCCAGGTCCCGGTCGGGCTGGCAGCGTGGTAGAGGCCGTTGGTTCCCGAGGCGACCCAGTTTCCCGCGCCATCGGTCATCACGCCGGTCATCAGGCCAGATGAGCCTACGACGACGGTCTGAATGGTCCCGAAGTCCGGCTGCGCGCCGAGCGCCGCGTAGAGGGCCGGATAGGTGGACTGGCTGTAGATCGAGCCGTCGGCCGGGATCCATTTCGAACTGGGCGCGGCCGGCGCCAGGATCATCGCCCCGGCCGGATAGACCAGGACCGGGGCCACGGACCCGCTGGTAAGATGGGTGGCGTTCGCCGCATAGGCCTCGGCGTTCGCCTGGGCCGTGACGGCGGCGCCGGCGGCGTCATAGCTGGCCAGCAGGCTGGGAATGTCCGCTGGCGCCAGCGATCTGAAGGCGGCCGTGGCGGCCGAGCCCGACGCCGGGCCGGCGAGGACCAGGTTGGCGCTTTCGGCGGCCACGCCCAGGGCGATCGACCCGGCGCCGGTGATCGGCGAGCCGGAAACGGTGAGGATGGACGGGACCGTGAAGCCGACGCTGGTGACGCTGCCGGACCCCGCGCCCGACGACGGCAGGCGCGCCGATGCGACCGTGCCGCTGGTCAGGTTGGAGGCGTTCGAGGCATAGGCCTCCGCCGCCGTCTGGGCCGCCGCCGCCGCGCCATTGGCGTCGTAGACCGTCGCCAGGTTGGGGATGTCGGCCGCGGTCAGCAGCCGCAGCGTCAGCGCCCCCGCGCCGCCGCTGGACGGCCCGGCCGCCACCTTGTTCTGTCCCGCCGCCGTGGCGCTGACGCCGGTGTCGGCCGCCTGCTGCGGGTTGGTCCCCGCCGCGCCGAGCAGATCGCCGGAGGCGACGCTGGCCGGGGCGTTGACGGGGTTGGGAACCTGGCCGGCGAGGGCCGGCGTGGCGAGCCCCAGCCAGAGCAGAAGCGCGAGACGCCCGCTCAAGCCGCGAGCGTTGGCGAGGGGCGGCGCAAAGCAAAAACTCTTCATCATGCGCTCCTCAACCAGGTTGAGCCGTTCCAGCGGCAGACCGACCAGCCGTTGCTGATCTCGATGGCGTCGACCGTCGTCGATCCGGCCTTGATGGTCATCGCGTAAGTGCTGGCGTTGCCGCCGGCGTCGGTGAGGACGATCCGCTGGCCCAGGGCCGGCGTTCCGGTCGGCAGGTTGATCTGCAACGGGACGCCGGAGGTGTTGTCGATGTCGACATACCAGGTCAGGGCCGGAGGGGCGCCCAGGCTGTAGGGCGAGGCGGTGACGGTGACCACGGATGTCGAGGCCGTGGGGGTCGCGGCGCTGGTGGTCACATTGACGCCGGCGGTGTTGGGCGAGGCGCCGACCACGTTGTTGGCGGTGAGGAAGTAGGTGTAGGCGGTGCTGTTGGCCGCGGAGGCGTCGGCGTCGCCGAGAGTCTGGCCCGACCATACCGGCGTCGCCGCGCTGAACGCCGCGCCCAGGCCCGGCGCGCGCCAGAGGGTATAGCTGGTGACGTTGTCGGTCGGCGTGTTGGCGTTCCAGGCGAAGGCTGCGCCATTCGGCCCCGGCGACCCAACCACGCCGAACCCGGTGGGCATCAGCGGCGCCCCCGCCGTTCCGACGCCATAGCCCGCGCCGGTGGGGGTGTACTGGTATTCCGCGACGCTCGACAGGTCCTGCTGCGCCTGGCCGAAGACATTGAAGGACGCCAGCTTCAGATAGAGGATCTGGCCGATATATTGGGCGGGCAGCTCATAGGCGACCGAGGTTCCGTCGGTGCCGCTGACGTCGATCAGGGTGAACTGGTCGCCGATGCCGTGGGCGCCGGCCGAGGAGCCGTAGGCGCCGCGCTCCAGATAGGACAGGTTGGCCGCATAGGTCCCGGTGGCCGCCACGGCCCCAAAGGCCAACAGTTCGCCGTTGGTCGGCAGGATGTAGACGTCGCCCGAAAGGGTCGGCTGGGCGGCGACCAGGGATAGGGTTCGCAAGGCCGTGGCGTCGGCCTCGGTGACCGGCGTCGGCAGGGTCAGGCTTTCGGCGCAGTTGACCGACAGGGTGTCGGTCGTGTCGGGGTTGGCGCCGGCATAGGCCGCCAAGGCGGCGGTCAACACGCCTTGTTTGGCCGCGCCGTTGATCGTGCCGATCTGGCTGTATTCGTCGCCATCGAAACTGATGCTGACCGTGCAGCCGCCCCAGTTCTCCCCGCCGGATGCCGCGATGATGATCTTGGGCACGCCGCCAGTGAAGGCCGAATCCGGCTCGATCACCGCCGGGGTGTTCACATTGCCCGGCGCGATGTTGATCACCGGCGTGTTCGGCGGGGTGATCGTCGGCGCCGACGCCGGCGGATAGTAGGTCCCAACCGTGCCAGGGAACTCCTCGCAGACAAAGGCCAGGACGCCCTTGCCATCCTTGTTCTTGCCGTTCCGCGCCACCGTCTTGACCCGCACCCGGACATTGTTGAGCGGGATCGTCGGATCGGTCAGGGTCAGGATCGTGCCCGGCAGGCAGAGGATGCGGCGGTAGCTGGTGTTGAAGGCGTAGCTGTTGCGGATGTAGGCGTTGCGCCTGCCCAGCAGCTGCACGACGGTCGCGGCCACGCCGGGGTCGCAGATCTCATCAGCCTGGATGGTGGAATTGTCGCGCTCGCCATACTGGTCGACCAGCCCGTCGTCCCTGAACTGGACCACATTGTCGATGTAGCCGAGCGTTCGGTCGGTGAAGTTCAGCGCGGTGCGGTTCTGGGCGTCCGCCGGATCGATCCGGGTGGGCTTGACGACACCGCCATCCTTGCCGTCGGGCATCAGGAAATCGTTGGGCGTCAGGTTGTAGGCGACATCCTGGATCGGCGTATAGGTGACGCCATTGCCGGTGACCACGCTGTCGCCGAGGGGCAGGAACTGGAGCCGCGTCCCGCTCCAGTAGATCCAGCTGTTGGACAGTTGTGCCCAGCGATCGAGGATGTCGGTGCACTTTTCCTGACTGACCAGCAGCGGCGAAAAGAAGATGCCCTGCGCCCGCTGATAGGCCGCAAACTGGGTGAGCGGCCCAAAATCGTCGTCGGTGAAGTCGAACCCATACTGGGTGCTGGTGAGCAGGTCGGGCGCGATGTCGCTCATCAGGCAGTCGAGCGCGGGCGCCTGGGCGTGGGGGCTGGGATTGATCCAGCCCCCGGTCTCCTGGGCATAGGTGTAGGCGAAGCCATTGGCGCGGACGCACTCCATGGCGATGTCGGGAATGGTCGCGCTCTCGCCCAGGCCCAGGTCGATCGCGCCGAC